ATATAAATATATTATATTTATAAAATAAAATTAAATAGAGCGTATACAGTATATTGTATACAATATTCAAAGGAGACGGTAAAAATAAAAGTAGAAGCAAAGGATATTCCGTATATTCAAAAATTCATGACTGAATTCTGGAAAGCTATAAAAGATTTCTATTCAGCCGAACTTACAGACGAATATTCTAAGCAGGCCACTGATCGTCTGATAGAGCTTGGAGAGTATGCGGAAATGTGTCCTGATGATAATGATAAACAGTTTATTAAGAATTGTCTAGTTGCTTTTAATAAGTTATTAGATTCCAAACAGAGGGAAGTGAGAAAGAATGTACAACACTAAGAACAAATACGAACAGGGACAGGCACTTAGAAAAGAAATCTACATGTATGTAGTAAGCTACTTTAAACTTGTTGGATATGCACCATCGGTCAGCGAGATCTGCGAGAAAGTAGACGCAAGCAGAGCTACCATCTGGAGACATTTAAACCAGCTTATTGATGATGGGTTGCTTAAAACAGCACACCCGAGTACTGATAGAGCCTATGCTCCGACAGGATACGGGTTCGGAAAGGTGAAGAAATGAATAAAATGCGAGAGTATGAACGCGGGAGAGAAGATGGTCTTGACCTTGCTAGACGAATCACCAGAGAGGGCGGTCTTGAAGCCCTCGAAAAGGAATGCAGATTCAGGGGAGTAACAGGAATACATACTTCCCTGGCAAGAAAGGATCTGGACAAAGCATCTGAGAAGATCAAACAGCTTGTATCTGAATGCTGCGTGATCATGGCGATAGCTGTCCTGCATGATGAATTTGGATTCGGTCAGAAAAGATGCCAGAAGTTCATGGCAGGCATGGACAAAGCTTCGGACTATATCAATCAGGGCTTGGCTGAATGGATTGATTATGTGCAGGCTATCAAGGAAGAACTGGGAATTGAATTAAGCTTTTCAGGAGAAATAAAAAGACATGCAGAATAACGGACAGGTAGCATTTGGTTAAGAAATCATGGAGGACTGCACAATAGCGTGTCAGTTACTTACATGGGGAAAGTGAGGATGAAAATGGAGAAATTAAAACCTTGTCCGTTTTGTGGAGAAGAGGCGCAAATTTTTACCGATGATGAAATGGGATATTTAGGTAATGCTCAGTATCTTGTAAGATGCGGTAACTGTCTTTGCGGTACAGGACATTATAACAATCCCGAATATGCAATAGAAGCATGGAATAAAAGAGCGAACAACGAGGAGGACGCAAAATGTTAATCAGAAGTCAGAATAAGGAAGTTTTAGCTACACTTGAACTTTTATTCGATATCGAAGTTTCGGGTGGAGTAATAAGTGCAAGAAGAGATATGAGTTGGTGCTGCTTGCTCGGAGAATATTCCACCAAAGCAAAAGCCATGAAAGTACTGGATATGATTCAGGAAGCCTATATGAAATTCGAAGCATCAAAAATCATCAGTACAGGATTAGCTGGTGCGACGTACACGGGAAGTTATGATACTCCTGAAAGCGTAGCTGCTGGAATTAAAGTGCTAAAAGATTATACGGAATTAATAAGAGAATCAGTGGTCTTTCAGATGCCAGAGGATAGTGAGGTGAAAGCATGACAAATGAGATGAAAAGGAAAAGAATTTCAAAATCTACGAGAGAGCAAGCGTATAAGAAATGCAATGGACATTGTGCATATTGCGGATGTGTACTTGACTATAAAGATATGCAAGTAGACCATGTAAAACCACTAAGAGTAGGAGGGAACGATGACATTTCGAATATGCTTCCAGCATGTAGAAGCTGTAATCATTACAAAGCCGCTCTTGATTTAGAGCAGTTCAGAGAATACGTATATCAGATTCCTAAAAGATTAAAGAGAGATAGCGTTCCATTTCAAGTCGGGGTCAGATTTGGAATCATAAAATATTCTGATGAGCCAGTGAGATTTTATTTTGAGGAGGACTAAAGATGGAAGTACCAATTTTCGAAAAGGAGGAAGAGACATGATTACATTCTTATTAGGATTCGCCCTTGGAATCATAGTCGGAGTGGTCGGTCTTGTATGCGTAGCGATCATGTACGATAAACACCACTCAGACAAATAGAAAGGAGAATGGTATGTTGGCAAGGAACAAAAAGCTGAAAGACTACGGTATTCCAGCAGAGGACATTGAAAAACTGAATACGATGCTGAAAGACTTTCCGGCAGAGTACGGATACCTGCTTACCAGCGCCGCCTTGTCAGCTTGCCCTAAGAACACGGTGATAGCGGATATGGTTGTTGAGAATATCTTGCACCGGAAAAGTTACAGGAAAATCAGCAAAGAAAGATATATCCCAATGAACCCGAAGGATTTCTACGGATACAGGCGCAAGACCGTCGCTGTACTGTATGAGCGGATGAGGTTGTTGGGAGTGTGGGAGGAATAAAAATGCGGTTAATTGATGCAGACAAAATAATTGATTCTCTTGGAGGTTCGGATATGGATTTTGCAATAGGTGCAGTTATTGACGAACAGCCGACAGTTTTTGATGTGGACAAGGTCATTAGTGAATTGAAAAGAGATAAATTCATTGAATCAGAATGTATCTTGTCTGACGTACATCAAGGATATAATGCTGGGCTGAACAGAGCAATAGAAATTGTGAAAGGTGGTGGAGTTGAATGAGCAGACTAATTGATGCAGATAAACTGAAAGAAGCAATTAATAGCTCTTTAAATACAGGGAGAGAAACATTTAGTCCAGAAATTATATATGAAGCTGTTGATGAACAGCCAACGGCATTTGATGTGGATAAGGTTATTGGCGAATTGAAAAGAGATAAATTCATCGAATCCGAATGTATCTTATCTGATGTACATCAAGGATACAATGCTGGACTGAACAGAGCAATTGAGATCGTGGAAGGCGGTGGAGTTGAATGAGAGAAATTCTTTTCAAGGCAAAGCGGATTGATGATGAAGAATGGGTTGATGGATGTTATCAGAAAAGATATGACCTTTTAGGCAATGAAGAACATTTAATCTTCCACGCTGATAGTTATAAAGTGTGGGAATATGCGGAAATTGACTCAGAAACCCTCTGCCAGTTCACAGGTCTGACCGACAAGAACGGGCAGAAAATTTGGGAAAATGATATTATCAAATATCATTTCGGAGAAATCTATGCTCCAATCAAATATGGATGCTATCAAAATTGTTTTGATTCTCAGAAAGCGGAATATGTCGGATTCTATGTAGATTGGTCGGATGACAAATGTCTTAGAAAAGATTTAGGGTATTGGATTGACATGGTAGACACTATGCCAGTTGGAAACATTTTCGACAATCCAGAATTGCTACAGGAGGAATCAGATGAGTAAATCAGTATTAGTAATAGATACACCAGAGAATTGCTATGATTGCCCGTTCGGAACTTCATACTGCAGCGAACTTGAATATGAGGGTTTGTGTGAATTAGCTGACTGTTTAGACTGCGATGAAATTCTGATGACAGAAGAACATTATGATTGCGAAAGTAAATCAAGACCTGACTGGTGTCCGCTTATGGATTTGCCAGAGAAAGACAATGGAGATTATCCGGCCAATACATCTGATGCTGGCTTTGCGGAGGGCTGGAACCAGTGTATTGATGAGATTACAGGAGGAAACGCAGATGATTAATTTAACAGGAAAAAGCGTGTTTGTAAAAACGCAGGAAGAATATTTGAGTGTTCTGAAAATGGCAAAGCTTCAGGGATTCGCATGGGGGAAAGAAAAACATTTAAACCCTATCGAAATTCCATTTCCAAACATATTGAATTTTTACAGCAGTAAGATGGTTACTTACAGAGACAATGAAAGGACATTGTATGAAGCATCTGAAATCGTCGAAGATGAAGAAAAAATCAAGGATGCAGTAAAACTTGTCAGAACGTTCGCTAAATACCCAGACAGAACAGCATTGACGGAACCATTTATTGAGTCCTTGAAGTTGCTTGCAGATACTGTAGAAAGTCAGATGGAAGAGGTGAAGTAGATGGAGAGATTAACAGAAAGAGAAAGAAATGTTGATGGTACAGGAGTTGCAAAAGAAGAAATTACGGATGGATTATTAAAACCGTTTGCGGATAAAATTCTTACGAAACTTGCTGTTTATGAAGACTTAGAAGAACAGGGATTGCTTGTGAGACTGCCAGCTAATAAGAACGCAGAAATATACCTCATATCTTCCAGATGGACGATTTGTTCGAAATGTGGATCAAGATTTGATGAATACAGTTGTAGTGGATGTGAATACGAATGTGATAGTAAAAAAGAATATTATGTGCGTCCAACTTGTCTTTCGTCTATAAATGTAAGCTTTTATGCTAACCAATTTGGTAAAACCGTATTCCTCACCCGTGAAGAAGCTAAGAAGAAGTTGGAGGAGATTCAAAATGAATAAATGTTGTGCTAGTCAAGATGGTATATGTAGAAACTATATCTTATTCGGTGCTAAATGCGATGGATATAAAGAAAGATGCACACTGAGACCATGTTATGAAAACCTCGAAAAGGTGGCAAAAGGTTGTCAGCATAATTTGAGAAAAATGTTTGGAGTGGAGGAGTGATAACTATGTCAAACAAACCTGCACCAGACATAACGCTAAACCTTGCTATATCAGCATACCACGTGCTACAACAATATTGTACTGGACAGCCAATGAATTGCAAAGGCTGCGGATTCTACGAACACTGTCCAGAATGTTTTCAAGGCATGCCATGTGACTGGAGTTTGAATGAAGAAGGTGAAATAAATGAAGTTGAGAAATGCGACGTTGATTGATTACGGAGTGCCGCCGGACGATATACCAACATTACAAAGTCACTTGCGGAATCTTAGCGAAAGCGATAAATACAATCTGCTGCAGGTATCTATCAAATATGCACCCGGAATCGAATCACAAATCTATGACAGCATCGTGAACAGCATCGGCTATCGGACAATGGAGAAGATCAGAACGGTTCCTGCAACGGAGACTGACTTCTACGGTTATAAACGTAAGGTCATGGCGGAATACTATCATCTGGCCAAATTGATTGGCAGACTTTAAAAAAACTTAAAAAATTATAAAAGTGGTAGAGAGCTACGTACGCCCTAGTATGGTATTATAGTATATATAACTATAACTATGCTAGGGTGTTTTATGTTTGGAGGTGAGAATGTGGGAATGCCAATGGGAAAACCGCCCATGTATAAAACGGTGGATGAAATTGAAAAAAAAATCGAAAAATATTTTGAGGATTGTAAAGGATATCCTTTGACTGATAGCAAAGGCAAGCAGGTATTTAATAAATTTGGCTCACCAGTTTTTGCAGACGTTCATCCTCCAACGATTACAGGATTGGCATTGGCACTTGGATTTGCAAGCAGACAGGCGCTTTTGAATTATCAAACAAAACCAGAGTTTAATGACACGATTACGCGCGCGAAAGCCAGAGTAGAACAGTACGCAGAGGAAAGGCTATTTGATCGTGATGGTTCAAATGGCGCTCAGTTCAGCTTGAGAAATAATTTTAAGGGATGGGATGCTGATAAGAAAAATGATGATTCTGGAAATGGAAAGATTACGATTGTGAATAACATTCCAAGGCCGGAGAAACAGAATGAATGAGAATCCGATTAATCTGGATGAAATTATAGCTCCTGCCTTTTACAATGTGTTCTGGGACATTTTGGACGGAAAACACACCTATTATGATTTGTATGGTGGGCGCGGATCTACTAAATCATCTTTTGTAGGTGTAATGATTCCTTTCCTGATGATGCAGGACGCAGAGAACGGTATAATGTCAAATGCTGTTATCTTCCGTAAAGTTGGAAACACACTTCGAGAATCCGTTTATGAACAGATAGCATGGGGAATTGACGCACTCGGAGTCAATGAACTATGGGACACCAGTGTAAGCCCTATGCAGTACACTTATAAGCCTACTGGACAGAAAATCATATTCAGAGGACTGGACAAGGCAAAAAAGACTAAATCTATTAAAGCAAGCAAGGGATATTTCAAGTATCTCTGGTTCGAGGAACTTGACGAATTTTCGGGCATTGAAGAAATTCGTACAGTGCAGCAGTCAGTCCTTCGAGGCGGCAGTAAGTTTGTTGTATTTAAGACATTCAATCCGCCAATTAGCCGGAGTAACTGGGCGAATGTGTATGTAGAAGAGCCACGAGACGACAGCTACAGGCATAAGAGCGATTACAGATCAGTTCCTGTTGAATGGCTTGGACAGCAATTTATTGATGATGCGGAGCATTTGAGAAAGACAAATCAGAGAGCTTACGACCATGAATATTTAGGACTTCCGGTTGGACTTGGAACAAATATTTTTGAGCTGTTGGAGATTCGGACAATAACAGATGAAGAGATTCAGAAGTATCAAAGCATTTACCAGGGACAGGACTGGGGGTGGTATCCAGATCCTAAAGCATTTCTCCGTGTAGCTTATGTCCCTAATCAGGAAAAAGTTTTTTTATTAGACGAACTTGGAGGTCCCAAGATAAGAAACAAGGAAATGGCTAACCAGATAAAGAAAAAAGGATATGATGATTATTCAATATCTTGCGGAGTTGATGAAGAAGAAAGTATTATTGACTTTCGAGATGCAGGGCTTCCAGCACGTAGGGCCATTGTTACACCGGGAAGCCGCAAATATACTTTTGAGTGGTTACAGTGCCGAACATTAGTTATTGATCCGGCACGAACGCCTAGAGCATACAAGGAAATTATTAATTATGAGCACGAAGTAGATAGCAATGGAGAAGTTATCGCAGATTATCCAGATGGTAACGATCACTGGATAGATTCTCTCAGGTATGCGACAAGTCCATTGTCGATGAGAAGGGGGAACAGTGCATAAAATGTTAGATAGGTACTTTTCAGATAAAATAAATAAATTCTTAAGCATCGGCTTAAAATATATGGATCATCTGACATTAACGAAATCTTAAAAGTTGTAGAATATGAAGACATTATTGTGCGAGATACTTCTGTAAGATGGATGGATTTTAAAAGGTAGATTAAATGGGACTTATAACAACACTAAAAAGGTGGTTTAACATGATATTCAAAAAACAAGCCGAAGAGGATTTTAATATCCAGGCAGCAGAATTCCCAGAGATGGAAGCACTGATTAACCGATGTGCGAACATCTACAGAGGTGCACCAGACTGGTTAGATGATAAGGATAATATCAAGACGATTAATTTTGCTAAATCTGTCTGCTCAGAGACAGCTCGGCTCGCAACATTGGCGATCGGCATTCAGATAGATGGCTCCGCAAGGGCTACATGGCTACAGGAACAGATTGACAAAGTGTATTTCCAGATTCGTCACTGGGTAGAATATGGATGCGCTTATGGAACAGTATTTATCAAGCCAAACGGTGAGAGCCTTGACGTATTTACTCCGGCAGACGTGATGATTGTGGATTACGACAACCAGGAAATTAAAGGTATTATATTCAAGGATTCTTATACTGTTGGACGGAAATACTATACACGGCTTGAATATCATAGATTTGTTGAGACTACCGTGGATGGCGTGACGACCTATCCGTACTACGTTTCTAATAGAGCCTATGTGTCAAAATCCCCTCAGTCAATCGGCGATAAGATTGACCTTAAACAGACCAAATGGGCTGACCTTATGGCAGATACGCCGCCGATTCTCAAGGCAAATGGAGAGAAGCTGGACGGGCCTCTGTACGGAGTACTGCGGACGCCGCAAGCGAATAATGTGGATATCAGCACACCACTTGGACTTCCGATATTTGCAGAAGCTATCGAAGAATTAAAAGACCTCGACATTGCATACAGCCGTAACGCCGGAGAAATTTTCGATTCTCAGAAGATTGTTCTGGCAGATGATAGACTGCTGATGCCAAGTGGCACACCTGTGTCAGCCATGTCGCCACAGGGTATGGAGCACAGGCGAAATGAGATGAGCTTACCGCACTTTGTCAAGAATGTATTCGGACAGGACGAGAAAGAATTCTACCAAGAAATCAATCCACAGCTCAACACAGATACCCGTATAGCCGGCATAAATGCCCTTTTAAGCCAGTTAGGATATAAGATTGGATTCTCTAACGGGTACTTTGTTTTCAACGAATCTAGTGGCATTCAGACGGCTACAGGAGTAGAAGCGGAACAGCAGAGGACAGTGCAGTTTATTAAAGACGTTCGAGACAAACTAGAATCCTGTCTGGACGAAGTAATTTACGCACTGAACGTTTACGCCGACCTGTACGGACTTGCGCCTGTCGGAGTCTATGAAGTTAATTATGATTTCGGAGACATTCTCTACGTCAGGGAAAACGACCGTGCAAGATGGTGGCAGTATGTGACCACTAACAAGGTTCCGGCATGGCTGTATTTTGTGAAATTTGAGGGAATGACTGAGGAAGAAGCGAAAGCAATGGTCGAAGAAGCTCAACCAGATGAGCCAACATTATTCGGAGAGGAGTAAAAAGATGGCAGATAAACCAGTAACAAGGGAAGAAAAGTATCTCGCGTACTTGACAGGTGATTACAAGGGCGAAATTCCGAAGCCAATCACAAGAAAAGAGAAGTATTTATACGAATTATGCTTAAAAGGAATTGGTGGGGAGATTTCGCCGGAAGAAATTAAAGCCGCAGTAAATGAGTACCTTGAAAAGAATCCAGTCAAGCCTGGAGCCACGACAGAACAGGCACAGCAGATCGAGCAGAACAAGACGGACATTGCTTCGCTAAAGGAAGATAAGGTTGATTATGTGCAAAATCTGGCGATGGTATCAAAACTGAAAAGTGAACAAGTCCTGGGAGCGAATGCAACCACAAATGACGATGGAAGTATAACGGTTGTTCCGACTGTAAATTATGGGCGCTATGAATTTTCGTATTCAATTCCAAACGAGGGGAAGGAAAAAATCTTTTATTTTTCGGGAACTGTAACAGGTGAAAACATCACAAATGTTTCCGCCGTTGCGTATTGCTATAGCGATAAAGTTAATTTAGGCGTCATAAGCACAACAGAATCGGAAATCACAAAAAACGGTGCGCAATACACGACTTCCAATATTTTTCGGTACGAAGAAACGCAATATAACACAGACACAATTAAAATTGGTATTATGACTAATACGGGGATTGAATACACCCTTACTAAAAAGTCAATGTTGCTTATTGATGTGACAGATATTGCAAAAGAAACATTAAAAAGTGCGGATCTCCTAAATAAGTGTAAGACAATCTATGGCACTAATTATTGGGAGAAAAGAGTAACTGCCGAGACTGCCAAGACTGCCAAGACTGCTCAGACTGCTCAGACTGCTCAGACTGCTCAGACTGCTCAGAAAATTACACAGCCATTACCAGTATTAACTGATGGGGTTGAGATAACTCATAATAATAATAGTTGGTATTCTGATATTTTATTCTCCAAACCAACAAGTGGTAAAAGCTATTTGTGTTTTGTAAAACTATATGAAGATAATCTTATCAATGGTATCGGAATTACATCTACAATATCAGGATACGAAACTCTAATTGGGGTAAATAATAAAATTACAATAGATGATGAAACGTATGCATGGGGAGTTTTAAAAGCAGGTGATAATGCCAAAACGTTAGTGATTACCTTTTCTGCTTCAACAGGAGAAGATAAAACAAAGGTATATGTTTTTGATTCTACAGAAAATAGTAGAGATTTAACAAAAGATTACTTAGTATCAATATTAAAAACTCATATTAACGGTGGTGTAGGTCTTCCTGATTTAGCATTAAAAAGTGAAATACCAGATGTGCCTACTAATAACTGGAAAGGAAAAAATGTGTTAGTTATTGGTGATAGTATAACAGCCGCCAATAAATGGCAGAATCAATTAAACACTATTCTTGGAATGAATGTATCTACTCATGCTAAAGGCGGCGTTGGAACAATATCAATGGTAGATGGTGATAAAGGACTTGGTGGTGATTACGATAATGAAACATCTGCAAGTGGAGTTTTAAAGCCGCTATCGGTCGATGATGTAAAGGATAAATCCTTAATCGTTGTTCTTCCGGCGTATAACGACCGTGGGAAAGAAGATGGACAAATCGGTGATTGCTATAAAACGGATGGAAGTGGCCAATCAACGATTGCGGGAATAATTCAGTACACAATTAATCGTATTTATGAGACACTAACACAAGCAAATAACCTAACATGCAAAGTTTTGTATGTAACTCCGCACTGTCCGGGACGATATCCGTATATTGATGCAGATGGATATGAAGAATATCCGACAGGCAGTGGGCGAACAATGGAAACATTAGCAAATATGATTGTTTCTGTTGGAAATCATAATAACATTCCAGTGTGTGATTTATGGCACAATTCTGGAAGTAATAAATATACGTGGAATGTGTTTGGCGCAAGTGCGAATCCAGTCAATGAGCAGTATTCACCATATGAATTAGATTCAACTGGCAATCCAGTTAATACAACACGAATAAGATACCAAAATGGAAAAGCGTATTATCAGAAACGTGATGGTCAAGTGGTTCTTGAAACATACGCTGGTTCTGCGCCATTTCCGTATAATAGTGATCAGTTACATTGTAGTTCCAGTGGATATGCTCGTTTAGGTGAGTGTATAGTGGGAGCAATTATTTCACATTACGGTAATTAACTAAAGAATGCTTTAGTTAATTACCAAAAAAAACCAAACATGTACCACAACATTTATCGAAAGAGGTGATATACTATGCTTAGTCCAGAATATTTACGCCGGATAGTAGAGGGCAGCGAGCAGATTGCTGAAGAACTGCATCAGTATATCATCTCTGAGATTGTGTCGCGGATGATGGCAAGAATCGGCAGAGGTGAGGACTATATTCTGACTAATGCCGATGCGTGGAGAATCAGAACGCTACAGGAATCCGGTGAACTGCTAGAGGACATTCTGGCAGAACTATCAAAGTACACCAAACGCGAACAACAGGAACTTCTTGAAGCGTTTGAAGATGCCGGAATCACTGCAATGAACTATGATGACAAGGTATACAAGGCGGCAGGATTAAGCCCTGTGCCGCTTGAGCAGTCTCCATCTATGATAAGGCTCATGGAACGGAATATGCTTGCAACCATGGGCGAGTGGAAGAACTTCACACGGACAACTGCAAGTGCCGCTCAGAGGCTCTATATTGAACAATGCGACCTTGCATATAACCATGTGATGACTGGGGCGGTTGGGTATACGCAAGCCATCAAAGAGGCAGTTAATAACGTTGTGAGTGATGGTGTTACCGTCACATACCCATCTGGCAGAAAAGACACGATTGAAACAGCAGTAGCACGTTCTGTCAGAACCGGTGTGGCACAGGCTACGGGAGATATATCTCTCAAGCGCATGGAAGAAATGAACTGGGATTTAGTTCTGGTCAGTGCTCACATAGGAGCCAGAACGGGAGACGGCGGCGAGAATCCGGGCAATCACTCATGGTGGCAAGGTAAGATATACTCTCGTTCTGGCAAGAGTAAGAAATTTCCGCCGTTCTCATTGACCGGATACGGAACAGCAAGTGGACTGTCAGGCGTCAACTGTCGGCATAGTTTTGGAGCCAGTGATGGAGAATTTAATCCTTATGCAGAACTATCGGCACAGGACAAAGCTGACAAAGGCAAACAGTACGAAAAAGAACAGCGACAACATACTTATGAGCGGAGAATCCGCAAGACGAAGCGCGAAGTCCTCGGAATGCAATCGGCGGTTAATAACTGCAAGGACGAACAGGCAAGATTTGCACTCCAACAAGACCTTGATCGGAAGTCTTATCTTTTACAGAAACAAAATGCTGCATACAAAGATTACTGCAAGCAGAACGACCTGAGGGAACTACAAGACCGGCTTATGATAGCTAAGTGGAACCGCCAGAACGCCGCAAAATCCAGAGGAGCGGCAAAGAGATATAAAACAGCAAAGAGGATTGACTGATGGACAGATGGGAATATTATAATCCGAATCCTGCCGGGAATCGAGTCGGAGATTGTGCTGTCCGGGCAATATGCAAAGCAACCGGGTTTGACTGGGAAACAGTATTTGCCGGATTAATGATACAGGCGTGTGCTCTGTCAGATATGCCAAGTGCAAATTATGTCTGGGGCGCGTACCTTTATAAGCATGGATACAGGCGCAAACTGATAGAACAGTCAGAGCGATATATCTATACAGTCAATGACTTTTGTACAGACCATCCGACAGGTACATATATTCTCTGCATAGATGGCCATGTAGTGACAGTACAAGAGGGAAAATATTTTGATACATGGAATAGCGGTAATGAGATCCCAGTATATTACTGGGAAAAGGAGTAACTAAATGAGCATATCAGAATTTGTACAAATATTCCTCTCTATCTGCGGAGGAGTGTCTATTATTGGAGGAGCGGCAGCCGTAATCTTTAAATGGATTACTCCGGCATTCCGGCTCAATAAGCGAGTAGAAACACTGGAAGAACATGATAAACGAGATTACGAGAGTCTTCAGAGGATTGCAGAACGTGATTCGTTGATTCTGGAAGTGTTGTCGACCATGTTGGACAGTCAGATCAGTGGGAATAATGTGGAGGAATTAAAAAAAACAAAACAGAAGCTTACAAATTATCTTGCACAGAATCAACGTTAATTGCATTAATAAGGGGTATGCTCATGAAGTTATATGTGTTCACAAAGAAAGATATAGACAGATTCTTGATAGAGTGTAATTTCACGCCGGACGAAGAAAGGCTGTTCCGGCTGAGATGCAAGGAATATACGCTCGAATACTGCGCTGAGCAGATGAACGTGAGCATATCTACTGTAAAGAGATTAAGCCGTCGGGTAAACAATAAAATAATCAGAGTATGTTGATACGATAAAAGCCCCCGGGATTATTTCTCAGGGGCTTATTTTTATTCTGATTTTATCTGTTCTTCGTATTTTTTTATGAGCCATTCCGGGACCGGCTCGTCTCCGTCGTCACCTCTGTATTTGATCGGGTCAATATTGTTTGTGAGACACCATTCCCAGCTGTTATAATCGTCGCCGTCTTTTGACACGATGTAAAATATATCGTATTCGCTATCTACAAATGCCAACGTATCTGTTGCGTTCATTGTGTACAGCATGATATACATGTTTCTCCTGTATGCGTACGCCATTTCTAGCGGCGAATCTTCACCGCCCAGAAATTCCATGAACATTTCAACGTCGGAAGATTCTTTCGACAATTTGTTATAATAATCGTAGACTTTTTCATCCCATCCGTCCGGAAAAAGCTTACGATCTTTTATTTCCTCGTTATCTTCTTTAGCCATTTTGTAAATGGTTTCAAGTTTTACTCTCTTAATCATTTTACACGCCTCCTATTTCACTTCGCAATCTTCCAAGACAGCTCGCTCTAACAACTGTCTCACATAATCCGGACATTTGCTTTTTCCGGATTCCCAGTTTTCAAGTGTCCTAATCGGTATGTTGTACCTCCTTGAGAATTCTGCTCGGGATATCTTTAAGTGTTCACGCATTTCCGTGGTGGACATATTTTCTTTTTGTTTCAGATCATCTTCCATAGATCCTTTTGTTTTGTAAGACATGAATCCTACCGCGGATGGGAAAATACGGGTGTAAGTGGTTTTGTTTTCGTCAATCCATTTAATGCTCACATATACTTTTGCACATAAATATGGCCATTCCGGACTTAATATAGTACCGTCCGCATATACACAAACATCGCATTCTTCAGCGATAGAATTATCATATATGATACGATCGACTTCTTCTTTAAAGAATTTCGCACGGCAATAGGCCACGATGTCGTCTAACTGGTATCCGTCGCATTCAGGTATAAAGCTTTTGATTTGTTTTCGCTTGATCTCCCATAGATTTGTGCTATAATCTTTATCCATTTTAACGAGGCTGTCGACAAACCCGCCGACAGGAGAGGGATTTAAGATTTTGTAAGCTACATCAAGTTCGGCGTCAGATTTTCCACAGCTTTTCTTGAAATCATGCATTAATTCATCCATCATGGATTCAAATTCAGATTGATTATATTTATACATACATTTCGTCTCCCTTTCTATCAATGTTCTTTGACATATTTATGTATACGCTCATATAAATTCATTTCATTTCGGTTCGCCATTAATTCGCTTAAATCGTTTGAATCATAATTTGTAGAATATACGGCATAACTGCGATTTTCGATAAACCATGAAGCTTCTTTGATATTGCTAAGAATCTCCATATCTTTAGCTCTTTTTTCTGCGCGAGCAGGTCTGTCTTCAGCTTCGTATTTTCTAACGAGAGCAGATAAATACGAAATCATGTTTTTTCTTATATCTTCAGCCCATGCAATCTGTTTTGGGCTTCCGACGAGTTCAACTAATTTTTGCTCCATTGTTTTCGCTTCCTCCCATGCTTTCTTAAGACCGGAGGATATAGTTAATGCTGACTTTTTAACCAGTTCCCATGCCCTTTTCATGATTTTTGATAAGTTGTATTTCTTCATTTCTGTTTCCTCCGTTCCTTTGATGATTATATAATACCACCAATTTGGTGGTATGTCAATACTTTTTCGATACTTTTTTGAACTTTTTAGATTGATACATCTATGCAAAAATATAATCAGAAAGGCGGTGCATAAGATGGCATTATATAACAATCCTTATCAATATAGTTTTGGCGTTCCGGGACAGATGAACCAGTTTCAGCAACAGCCTGTCCAGATGCCGGCTCAACCAGTACAACAGCCCCAGCAGAATAACAATGGTATCCTGTGGGTATCTGGCGAAGTTGGCGCAAAATCCTATCTGGTAGCGCCCGGGACAAGTGTTTTGCTGATGGACAGTGAAAGTGAAAAATTCTACATAAAATCCACAGACGTTTCCGGTATGCCACAGCCATTACGGACGTTTGAGTATCACGAAATAGGCACTCAGATGCCGCCTAAACAGCCTGTTCAGAACATGGACAGTAAATATGTTACTCGACAGGAATACGATGATTTGAAAGGCAAATACGAAGTTATCATAAACCAATTAAATTCATTTTCTGAACCTGTTAGGGCTAATACCGTACAGGAATCAGCGACCAAGGGAGGAAATGCAGATGAGTAATCCATTATTTAACGCACTTGGCGGTGGGATGTCACAGGGAAACGGGCCAATGCAGATGATACAGCAGTTCATGCAATTTAGACAGAATTTTAAGGGAGACCCGAAGGAAGAAGTCCAGAAGATGTTACAGTCTGGGAAGATTTCTCAGCAACAGCTTAATCAAGTTCAGCAGATGGCGGGACAGTTTCAACACATGCTGAAAGGAATGAAATAGTACATTACAATCTGGCCAGATTGATGTAAATACACAATAAAGGAGATTATAACTATGGATGGAAATTATAGCTTAGCAGATATTGCCGCCGCTACTGGAAACGGTAGAAATAATGACGGCATGTTTGGCGGAGATGGTAGCTGGTGGATTATTGTTTTATTCATTTTTGCTTTCTTCGGATGGGGAAACAACGGCTGGGGCAATAATGGCAATGGCGGCGGATATGCAGCCACAGCAGCTACTCAGGCAGACATTCAGAGAGGATTCGACAATTCAGCGGTAATCAGCAAACTTGATGGAATCAACAGTGGCCTGTGCGATGGTTTTTATGCCATGAATAATGGTATGCTTACCGGATTCAATGGAATCAACACAAACATCATGCAGACCGGCTTTGGAATCCAGCAGGCAATCAATGCTGATACTGTAGCGAATATGCAGAACGCCAACGCTTTACAGGCACAGCTTGCGAACTGCTGTTGTGAAACCAGGGAAGCTATCCAGGGCGTAAACTACAATATGGCACAGAATACCTGCGCATTGCAGAACACAATGAACAGTAACACAAGAGACATTATTGACAGTCAGAATGCAGGAACAAGAGCCATTCTTGACTATCTTTGCAATGAAAAGATTTCTAGTCTGCAGGCTGAGAATAATGATCTCAGACGTGCTGCATCTCAGGATCGCCAGAGCGCACTTCTCACAACTGCAATGGCTTCTCAGACACAGCAGCTCATTAATGCAATCAATCCAGCACCGATTCCGGCATATCAGGTTCCTAACCCGAACACATATTACGGATGTGGATGCGGATGCAACACCGGATGCAATTGCTGATAACTTCATATCGAGAGTATCTTTCGATTGATTCGAATGTCGGCTTATGCCGTATTACACAGAGGGGCAGGCTGAGACCTGTCCTTTTGTGATATGAAAGGGGTAAAAATTATGGCAGAATTTACAAATGTAGCTGCTCAGACTGTAGCAGCAAATGGAAACGTAGTATTTTCAAATACAGCAGTTAAGGGTTCTAACTGCATTCAGCACAGAGAGGGAAGCGGAATCATCACTCTAAGAGGACTGACTAACCAGTGTAAAGCGAGATTCTTCGTGGATTTTTCTGGTAATATCGCAATTCCAACAGGCGGTACTGTCGGAGCTATTTCTCTGGCAATTGCAATCTCTGGTGAGCCGGTTCTTTCTTCCCAGATGATTTCCACACCGGCAGCAGTAAATCAGTACAATAATGTGTCCTCTGGCATCTATATTGATGTGCCTCGCGGATGCTGCGTTAATATCGCGGTAGAAAACACAAGCGATCAGGCTATTTCTGTTGCGAACGTGAACATTGTTGTGACCAGAGAAGCGTAGGAGGTGTGATTATGAGAGATATTAAAGACTTATGCGCAAGAATCGAAGACGAGCTGTCCAAAATTGCTGATAATGGGCTGACCACTGGGAACTTGGAAATGACATACAAACTGATTGATATGTACAAAGATATCAAGAATACGCAGTACTGGGATAAGAAAGTAGAGTACTACAACACTGTCCTTGATGAGATGCGTGGCGGATACAATGACGATTACAGTGAACGTGGAAGAAAGCGCGACAGCATGGGGAGATACAGCGCAAATGACGGCAGAATGATGCCGGATTATGACCGAGGCAGTTCTTATGCCAGACGTGGTGAGCATTATGTTAGAGGACATTACAGCCGCTCTGACGGACGAGATGCTTATGACGACTATATGACACAGAAACAGAGCTATCGTTCCGGCAAGTCTGAAGACTGCAAAAGAAAGATGCTCGCCGCATTGGAAGAACATCTGGACGAACTTACAACAGAAATGAGTGATATGTCCAAGGATGCAGAGTGCCGGGAAGAACGTGATCTTGTCAAGAGATACGTAGAAAAACTCCGTGATATGCTCTAAAAACACAAAAGTGGTAGAGAGGTAGTTAAAAGAAATCTGTTATAATGTAATTGTGCAGCAGGAAGCACAAGTAAAACGGTTGTTTTTGACATTTTCGTTTTAATCCTCCTTCCTTTAATTTAGTAGCTGGTACGCACGCTTTAACGGAAAGTTGAACAGGTTCGAATCCTGTCGTGCGTATTTGCCATCTGGCACGCAAGATGGCTCACCTCCTTGATTAAGGTTTTTGTTATTCATACTTTTCTTTTAAAAAAGAAATAAATATCCGAAACAACTCGTGGCAGGCATGACACGTTAAACACCTTGCTAACCCGGGAATCCGGGTTGTGTGGAATGTACGCTAGTGGAAAACTGACAGAGTCGCACTCTGGTCTCCGGTTCGATTCCGGGCGCTCCGCTTTAATCCGCTTAGAGTTAAGCTGTTTGTATACAGGTGGTCTATGTCTCAGGTGGATTTACGCTATAGCGAAAGAAGTGAAATTCACCCCAGTTTCTTTTTAGAGGGTTGGCCGTTATAGGCGGCATGGAATGTAGCTCAGTGGTAGATCGCACTGTAAATGTGAGGTCGCAGGTTCGATTCCTGCCTTTCCGATTACCTTGCCAGTGGTCTAACTGGCTTAATCCATTTACCTGCGGCGGCAGGTCAATAAACACGACCAGGAGGATGTTATGCAGAAACTTATTGACACTTTAAAATCGTTTGGAATTGAAATCCCGGAGGATAAACAGGCAGATGTAAAGAAAGTACTCTCTGAGAATTACAAGAATGCAAAGGAAGTTGCAAAAACTCTGTCAAAAGTCGAGGGAGAACGTGATGACTGGAAAGTACGTGCTGAGACAGCAGAAGAAACCTTAAAAAGTTTTGACGGTATCGACCCGGCAAATATTAAAAGCGAGTTAGAGACTTGGAAACAGAAAGCGGCAGATGCAGAGAAAGAATTCAATGCAAAAATCTACGACCGTGATTTCTCGGATGCTCTGAAAGCGGCACTCGATGACGTTAAGTTTTCCAGCGAAGCGGCAAAGAAATCAGTCATGGCAGACATCAAAGAAGCAGGTCTTAAACTGAAAGACGGTAAAATCCTTGGCCTGAACGATCTGATCGAGCAGATGAAGCAGTCTGACACATCTGCTTTTGTGGATGAATCTCAGCAGCAGGCTCAGCAGAATCAGGCAAGATTTACCACTCACGTTGGACAGCAGCAGACACCGGGAAGCATGACTAAAAAAGATATCGAAGCGATCAAAGACCCGTCCGAGAGACAGGCTGCAATTGCTCAGAATATCCAGTTATTCCAGTGATTTTTTACACCGACTATACACCAGAGTATAGCCGCTAACCCAATGCCTTAATAATTAATTATGGGTAGAAAGGATTTTATATGGCAGCAAAAGCTAATCTTATTATGACAAATGATATTCAGGTAAAAGCACGTGAGATTGATTTTGTTACCAGATTCGAAAGAAACTGGGAACACTTACGTGAAATACTTGGTATCATGCGTCCAATCAAAAAGACGCCCGGAGCGGTTCTTAAATCAAAATATGCAGAGGGTACTTTACAGAGCGGAAAAGTTGGTGAGGGCGAGGAAATCCCTTACAGCAAATTCGTTGTAAAAGAAAAACCCTATGCGGAAATGACTATCGAGAAGTACGCAAAGGCTGTATCTATCGAAGCGATTAAGGATCACGGTTACGAGAACGCTGTTCAGATGACCGATGATGAATTCCTTTTCCAGCTTCAGACTGATGTTACCGGAAGATTCTATGACTATCTGAAAACCGGTACACTTACTTCCACAGAAACTACATTCCAGATGGCTCTGGCAATGGCTAAGGGTCGTGTTGAGAACAAATTCAAGCAGATGCACAGAAATGTGACTGGCGTCGCTGGATTTGTCAACATTCTGGACGTATATGAATACCTCGGAGCAGCTGAAATTACTATTCAGAACCAGTTCGGATTTCAGTACATGAAAGACTTTATGGGATTCAACACAATCTTTTTACTGTCTGACAGCGAAATCCCGAGAGGACAGGTTATTGCAACACCTGTCGAGAACATCGTTCTGTATTATGTTGACCCGAACGAATCTGACTTCGCAAGAGCAGGGCTTGTATACACCGTATCTGGCGAGACAAACCTGATCGGATTCCACACTCAGGGCAACTACCACACAGCAGTTTCCGAAGCGTTCGCAGTTATGGGACTGACTCTTTTTGCGGAGTACATTGATGCAATCGCAGTAATTGCCATTGATGAGACACCAACGCTTGGCACTCTGACAGTAATATCTGCGGCAGGAACAGCAACTGGTGATACAAAAATCACTGTAAACCCGGCTAAAGAAAACGCTAACAATGTGTACAAGTACAAAGTTGGTGCATCTGAAACAGCTGTAACTTATGGCCAGAATCTCAGAAACTGGACTACATGGGACGGAAAAGCCGACATTAAGGCAGCAACCGGGCAGAAGATTACAGTGGTTGAGTGTGACGGAACATACAAGGCACTGAATGCCGGAAGTGCAAGCGTAACAGCGAAATCATAAACGTAGGGGGTGACTGGCATGGCTTATGCAGATTATAAATTCTATACAGAATCATTCGGCAATGTCGTGCCAGAAACCGACTTTCCACGACTGGCAAAAAGAGCCAGTGATTTTGTGGATACAATGACATTTGACAGGTTGGTGGACGGACTGCCAACAAACGAACGCTCACAGAAGCGTATCAAAAAGGCAGTCTGTTCATTGGCTGAATTAATGTATCAGATTGATCTTGCCGAGAAGAATGCTATCAATCAGGCATCAGCAAATGTGACCGACACAAATGTCGGTGGCAAATCAACAGGCATTGTAACATCTGTATCTTCTGGCAGTGAATCCATCTCTTACGCAACGCCACAGCAGATTGGAGCAAGTGCAAAGGAATGGAGTGCAGTGTATGCCGCCGCCGGAGATGTACAGAAAACGAACGACTTACTCTTAAAGGCAGCTTTGCCGCTTCTGATGGGAATAAGGGCGGATGATGGGATACCAATTTTGTATGCGGGGGTGTGAGTATGAAATATGTACGAATAAAACCGACTATAGTTGAAGCTATTCAATGTTTTACCACTCCAGAAAGCATAGCTCAAATTGAAAAGTTTGTTGGCAATTCAGTAAAAATTAATAACAATCTTAACCCACCTCACATTGAGATTTCTACATATCCTGCTCCGTTTAGAAATGGCGAAATGGTTGATTCGGTACTCATAGAGCCTGGAGACTACGTCTTGCGTGATGAAGAAGGATATTTCGATACAATGATAAAGGATGAATTTGAAGAAGAATTTAAGGAGGTATCTGAATAATGGACATTTCAACATTAGGCTCATGTATAGCAATCGTTATGATTTGCTACATCGTGGGAATGGGATGTAAAGCATCAAAAAGAGTCTCTGATGAATGGATCCCGGTGATTATGGCGGTTATTGGTGGGATTCTCGGAGCAGTCGGGATGGGAGTTATCCCGGATTTCCCGGCAACGGACTATATAACGGCAGTTGCGGTTGGTATGTTTAACGGATTGTCAGCAACCGGAGTAAATCAGGTTATTAAGCAGACAGTACAGAAAGAATGATTAAGGAGAGGGTATCATGTATAGCAAAACTGTGACGATTTTTGATTATTATGAATCAGCCACGACAGGAGATGCGTACTGGTATCCTCATGTTTTATCCGGCGTTAACCTCATTACCGACAAAGGAGCAATCCTTAAAAAGTACGGACCAGACGCAACTGACAACGCACAGTTACACGTTCGATATACTGTTCAGAATGGCGATATAACCATTACTGACAAGAATGGTAAGGTTCTCCCATGGGTGCCAGTTAAAGAGTGGAAAAGGCAGATTAACAACGCTCTGGAAGACACTATTACATTCTCAGATGAATCATTCTTCTGGGAGGGTGAGTGGACTGGTGGAACGGTATCTGATGGTGATTATCGGAATGGATTCTACCAGTACATGAATGAGAACAAGGACAACGTGTTTAAGATTACCAGTGTAGGCGGTCCGTATACGCTGATTCCACATTTTGAGATTCTGGGTAAGTAATATGAGTAAGATTCATCATTTCAAAGGATTCTCCATAGTCGATGGAGATATGAAAATCAAGCTGAATATGGACAGGTTTTCCAGACAGTATCAAGAAGCTCAGTATCTCCTTGATGGAATAGTTATGGACAGTATGGTTCCGTTCATGCCGATGATTACAGGGGACTTTATCAACCGAACAAGAGTTGAGAGTGCATCCTTGCAAGGAACTGGGAAAGTATGCGCGGCGGCGGCTCCTTATGGACGTTTTCTGTACGAGGGGAAAGGAATGGTTGATGAAGCAACTGGAAGTCCCTACGCAAGACGTGGAGCAAAGAAAGTTCTTGTTAGTCAGTTTTCTGGTCAGACAGCCGCAAAGGAAAATCTTGAATACACCAAACAAATTCACCCACAGGCACAAGCAAAGTGGTTCGATGCCGCTAAACGACAATACGGTAGCACATGGATTCGCAAAGTAAAAGCACAGGCAGGAGGTGGCAGACATGGCGGATAAACCTATCGGAAAAGATGCAACTGGATATGAGATTCTGACAGATGCCATGAAAGCACTTCTAAACCAGTATCCAGGGTTATACGAAAATGAAACAATCAAGTTTGAAGAACTCGGCAAAGAATCAGGAATTGCGTTCTCGGCAGACAACGGGGCGTTGATCTATTCAGAGAAAGAAGACGTTTGCGGAACGATGCATCAGGTATGTCAGTACCCATTTTACGTGGTATATCGTACAGCATCTGACAAAGAAAGGCAGAAACTATCTGTTCAGAAGTTCCTTGACAATCTCGGTAAATGGATATGCCGGGAACCAGTTATTATAAATGGCTCTGAGACGCGTTTAAATGTGTTTCCAGAGCTTTCACAGGGGCGAGTGATAAAACGTATCACACGTGACAACTCCTATGGTTTAGAACCGCAGGAGAGCGGCGTACAGGACTGGTTGTTACCATTGTCGGTGCGCTACGAAAATACTTACGAAGCAATATAACAAGTAACAACCGGCTATCAATTAGAGATAGTCGCTAACCTACGCAGCCTTTTAAAAGTTATAGGCAGAAAGGACATTTCTATGGCAGTTACAGGCAAGATTGACCGTAAATATATGGCTCATTACATTGATGCAGGCTCCCTTTGTGGAGGACTGACACCGAAATATGAGCGTCTTGGAAAAGATCTGGAAGAGTACAATGTAGAACTCAATCCAGATACCGAAACATCTAAAAACATTCTCGGAGAATCCACATTTAAACATAACGGCTATGAGGTATCTTCTGATGCTGATCCATTCTATGCAGATACTACTTCTGATCTGTTTACAGCATTGCAGAAGATTGTAGATGGACGCCTCAAAGACGATAACCTCAAAACAAAAGCAGTTGAGGTTCATCTCTGGACAGAAGCCACAGCAGGCAAGTATGAAGCATACCAGCAGGAATGCTATGTTGTGCCGACCTCCTACGGCGGTGATACATCTGGTTATCAGATTCCATTTACCGTGAACTATGTCGGAGAACGTGTAAAAGGAAAGTTTGATGTTTCCGCCGGAACATTTGCAGCTGACAGCGAATAAGCACATATACAAGGAGGGCGCGCCAAATGGCAAAAGTAATTAATACAAAAATTGACGATGGAATTCTCATTTTTACGTTTACCAACAATGAAGATGAAGTTTTTTCTTCTTTCAAACTTAATCCGACGGACATTAATGTAGCAGCACGTGCAGAAGAACTGACAGAATATTTTGAGCAGCTCAAAGATTCCATTCAGAAAGTCACTTCCGGCAAAGAAATGGCTGAACTTAATAAACAGATCGAAGACAAAATCAACTATCTGCTCGGATATGAAGCATCTAAGGACCTGTTTAAAGAACCAATTACCGCAACAACTGTATTCGGCAATGGTCAGGTATTCGCCTATATCGTTCTGGATAAGATCGCAGAAGCAATCGCGCCGGAAATCGAAAAGAGAAGAAAGAAAATGCAGGCAGCAGTCAATAAGTATACGGAGAAGTATGTAAAATGACCGCCTATGAGCTTCCCACCTCACTAAGCATAAGTGGGGTGGATTTTTCTATTAGAACCGATTTTCGTGCGATTATAGATATTCTCATAGCCATGAACGATCCAGAGCTGGACGAACAGGCGAAAGCAGTTGTTATGTTGCAGATTCTGTTCGAGGATTGGCAGAGTATACCGTCGGAACACTTATCTGAAGCCTGTCAGAAAGCGTGTGAGTTTATTGACTGCGGGCAGACTGATGACATTCCGAACAAACCAAAGCCCCGTTTGATGGACTGGGAACAGGACGGAGATATGATCGTACCGGCAGTAAACAAGGTTTCCGGCAAAGAAATCAGAGCAGTGCCTTATATGCACTGGTGGACGTTCTTCGGATACTTCATGGAGTCCGGTGAATGCCTGTTCAACACGGTCGTTGGAATCCGTTCAAAAAAAGCAAAGGGTGAAAAACTCGATAAATGGGAAAAGAAATTCTATCAGGAAAACAAAAATATTATTGACATAAAAACACGTCTCAGCGAAGAAGAGCAAGCGTACAAGAATGCGCTGAATGAGATGTTGAACCTCAAATAGTTAGGAGGTGGACACATGGCTGCTGATGGCTCAGTCATTATTGATACCAGAATGGACACATCAGGTGTGCAAAACGGCGTATCAGCAATCAGACAGTCTTTTAACGGACTTGGCAGCGTAGTAAAAAAAATAGGCATACTGATTGGCGGAGCATTCGCAATTGGGAAACTGGCCCAGTTTGGGAAAGAGTGCGTAGAACTTGGCTCTAATCTGGCAGAAGTACAGAACGTGGTCGATGTTACATTTACAACCATGTCTGATAAGGTTAATGAATTTGCGAAGAACGCCATGACCTCAGCCGGATTATCTGAAACAATGGCAAAACAGTATGTCGGAACGTTCGGAGCAATGTCTAAGTCATTCGGATTCTCGGAACAGCAGGCTTATGACATGTCAACAGCTCTGACGCAGCTAACCGGTGATGTAGCATCATTTTACAACATCAGTCAGGACGAGGCGTATGTGAAACTAAAGTCTGTATTTACGGGCGAGACGGAAACACTCAAAGATTTAGGCGTCGTTCTTACGCAAAATGCACTTGACCAGTATGCGCTTGCAAATGGCTATGGCAAAACCACATCTGAAATGACAGAACAGGAGAAAGTGGCTCTTCGTTTGGCTTTTGTACAGAAACAGTTGTCTGCCGCATCTGGTGATTTCATCCGAACATCTGACAGCTGGGCGAACCAGGTGAGAGTGATGCAGTTGCAGCTGCAATCTCTCAAGGCAACAGTCGGACAGGGATTAATCAATCTCTTCACGCCTGTTCTGAAAGTTATTAATATCTTACTCGGTAAGTTAGCAACTCTGGCAAATGCCTTCAAGTCATTTACGGAGTTAATCACTGGAAAGAAATCATCTGGCCAAACAGGCGCGAGTGGCGCAGGTCTTGCCGGGACAGATGCAATAGCTGATACGGCAGATCAATATGGAAATGCAGCCGACAATGCCGAAAAGCTGGCGGATGCAACAAATGATACAGCGGACGCAACTAAGAAAGCTGCTAAGGCAGCAAAGGGGTATCTCAGCCCACTGGATGAAATAAATAATTACTCAACGGATAAAAGTACGGATTCATCGTCAAAAACGCCGAGTGCGACTGGTGGACTTGCAGATCAGATAAAAGATGCTGTACAAAATGTTGATTACGGAAAGTTGGCAGAGGGTGAGACAGTTCTTGATAAGATGTCAAAACCGCTAAAAAAGATAATCGACAGATTTAAGCAGCTGGCTAAGTTAATCGCAAAAGGATTCTGGGATGGGTTAGGAGACTACGAGCCGATTTTTGACGGAATAAAGAAAGACCTTGATTCCATATGGAAATCTTTAAAGGATATCTTCACTGACCCAGAAGTTACCAAAGCAGCAAATAATTTCTTAGATTCATTTGCATATGCAATTGGACAAGTCGCTGGCTCATTTGCCAGAATCGGATTAACAATTGCGCAAAACATTATAGGCGGAATTGAAAAATTTTTAAAGCAGAACACGCAAAGAATAAAGAACTATCTGATAGATATGTTCAACATCGGTGCCGAAATTTCACAAATCGCGGGAAATCTTGCAGTTGCTTTTGCTGATGTTTTCTCAGTTTTTAGTGGAGAAACCGCACAGCAGATTACAGCGGATTTAATCGGAATCTTTGCTGAAATCGGAATGGTTCTTACAGAAACGGCTGCAAAACTTGGCAGAGATATCCTTAACATGATTGCACAGCCTTTTATCGACAACAAAGACATTCTGAAATCAGCGATTGAAGGCAGTCTCGGAGTAATAGAAACTGTCACGAGTGGAGTCCTGACAGTTGTTCAGAATCTTAGTGACGCAATATCGAGGTTATACGACGAACACGTAAAGCCGTTCTTTGATTCTATAGCAAATGGACTATCAAGCATATTTGAAACTCTGATAACCGGATATAACACATACATTCTTCCAGTGCTACAAGGACTGACGGAACAAATCAAAGGGCTGTTAGAGGGACCATTAGGGGACGCGATTTTAAAGATAGAAACATTCCTCGGAAAACTCATTGATTCTCTGAAGCTTCTGTGGGAGTCAGTGTTAGTGCCTTTAATTAACTGGATAATCGCGAATTTACTTCCAGTTGTGGCAGAAATAATTGACGTTGTAGGCACTGTGGCAATCAAAGTCATAAAATCATTAATTAAAATTATTGGTGACGTAGCAGACACACTGAGCGGAATCATTGATTTTCTTGTCGGCGTTTTCACAGGAGACTGGGAACTGGCTTGGCAGGGAATAAAAGAGATTGCGGATGGAATATGGAATCTTATTAAGGATATTATAACTGGCACATGGGACGCAATTAAAACCGTAACAAAAGGCGCGTTGAGCATAATTAAGAGCATTATAAGTACTGCTTGGAATGCGATTAAGGCATTAACTTCAACAATCTGGAACGCAATTAAAAAGACCCTTTCTGGCCTTTGGAACTCTCTTAAATCCACAGCCAGCACAGTATTTAATGCAATTAAAACTAAAGTTGTAGGCGTATGGGACAGCGTAAAGAACAAGACGTCTCAAACATGGGAAAACGTAACTACATTTGTTTCCAATAAAGTAGAAGCGATAAAAAATGCTATCACTAATAAGTTTAATGCCGCCAGAGATGCAGTCAGATCTGCATTTGAAGGCATTGTGAATTTTATTAAAGCTCCGATTAATCAGGCAATCAGCATTGTTAATAATGCGGTTGGGATGATTAATAATGCAATTGGCGGAATTGAATCTGCTTTCTCTTTCGGGCCTTGGACTGTTCCAACACCGTTTGGTTCAAAGACTATCGGATTTCATGCAACATTTCCACGTATCGGAACTATCCCATATCTGGCCAGTGGTGCAGTTATTCCACCAAGGTCAGAATTCCTCGCAGTACTAGGTGATCAGAAAAAAGGCAATAACCTGGAAGCGCCGGAGAGCCTGTTGCGCCAGATCGTCCGGGAAGAATCAGGAAAAAGGCAGGGAGACGGAAATACTTACAATGTTACAGTTAATGCATCTGGTAGAAAACTGTTAGATATTATTATTAGTGAAGCCGAAATGAGAAGAAACCGGAACGGGAAGAACCCGTTTGAGTTAGCATAAGGAGAAGAATATGGCACAGGAACAATTCAAAATAGACAATGTTGTTATAAGAGCACCGGATAGTTACAAACCGGTGTTCGCAACCACATCTACGGAAGATTCTAAAAGAAGTCAGGATTTGATTATGCACAATACACCAATGGGAACAATTGGTGGGTATGACATGCAATGGGGCGAGCTTACATGGGCTGAAATAGCAACCATACTAAATACTGTACTTAACAAGAGCCAATTTACATTCCACCACAAAGACCCAACTGTTCCGGGAAGATGGATAGACAGAACATTCTACGCATCAAATTTTAATATGGCTGCGCAAACTTTGAAAGACGGGGAAGAAAAGTGGACGGATTTGTCTATTAATGTAAGGAGGATTGAGCCGATTTGATAAATGTATCTACTCAGTTGAAGAAAGAATCTCTTACAAACAGAAATTATTACGTGACAGCAAATGTTACATTGTCAAATGGCACAACTCTTAAATTAGGCAAAAAAGACTTTTACTTGTCTGGAAATAGCCTTGTAGATTCAGCAGACTCTGGGGACTTCCCGGTGGGTGTGGCAATCGAAAAAACAGCAAGTTTATCATTAGTAAACGATGATGGCCGCTTTGACGGATATAATTTTAATGCCGCAAGGTTTGTTATCTTTCTCAATGTGCAGTTATCCGACAGGATAGAAACTATAAAAAGAGGTACTTATATTGTATCGAAAAAGCCTGCAACGGCAAGCGAAATAAGTCTTTCTCTCTTAGATAAAATGCATAATGCTGATAAGACATATAATTCTAATCTGTCTTTTCCTTGTACAGTCAAGGAACTGCTCTCAGAATGCTGTCAGCAATGCGGAATCACTCTTGGAGATGCAATGTTTCCAAATGCGGACTTTCAGATTCAGAAAGCGCCATCTAATGCGACATACCGTACAGTAATCGGAATGTGTGCTGGGATAGCCGGTGGAAATGCAAGAATCGACGAAAATGACTTACTCAGGATTATTACGTTCGATAAGACATTTACCAATACAGCTATTTACGATGGCGGAACAGTAAAGAACTGGACAAATGGTGATGATCTGGATGGTGGCACGCTTAATCCGTGGACAACAGGGACTGTGATTGATAGCGGTACGTTAAATAATAACGATTATCACGCATTATTTTCAATTCAGAATCTACAATATGATGTAGACGATGTTATTGTAACAGGCATCAAATACGCAGAAGATGAGACCGAATATATGTCGGGTCAGGACGGCTATGTAATTACTATTGATAATCAGCTATTGTCAGGAAATGCACAGGCAGGAGTCGAAGCTATTGGAAATCAATTAATCGGTTTGCGAATGCGTCCTTTCTCATGCGACGGAATCGCAAACGGATACGCCACTTTCGGCGACCCAGTCGAATTTATTGATACAAAGAATCGTGTCTTTAGATCATTTGTGACAGATATAGAGTTTGTGTTCGGCGGTTCAACATCATGGAGCTGTAGTGCAAAGAGTGCTGAAGAAGATGCAAGCGAGTTTATTGGTGAGCAGCAGGCAGCGGTAGAACAAGCAAAAAAAGACACAGAGAAAAAGCTATCTGCATATGACGTAAAGCTCAAGCAAATGAATGAGCTTGCAGCGAACACCCTTGGATTCTACTATACAGAAGAAGTTCAGGCAGACGGCTCGACGGTATCATATCGTCACGACAAGCCTACACTTGCTGATTCTAAAGTAATTTATAAGACAGGTGTCGATGGATTCTTCTTGTCAGTAGATGGGGGTCAGACTTGGAAAGCAGGCTTTGACAGTAATGGAGATGCTGTTCTGAACATCCTGTATGCTATTGGAATCCAATCAGAATGGATTAACACAAGAGGTTTCACGGCGAAAGATAATAACGGGAATGTTACATTAAGAATAGACGCTGATACAGGCGCTGTCACATTAGAGGTTGAAAACTTTACGCTAAAAAGTAGAACTATTGAGCAGATCGCCAAGGACGTTGTGGATGGGGCAGTTCGTAATGTGACTATCCCAAACTATTATGGCACGTATGTGCCAACATTGCAGAACTATCCGGCATCTGAGTGGAAAAGGGAAGAATATGAAAAGCATGACGGCTCGATTTTCATGAACTTCTCTACAAGCCAAGTATATATGTTTTCTGGGACTGATGGCGCTTGGCAGGAACTGGATGCTAAAAAAATTGTCAATTTTGAAAGAGTTTTTAACGCTTTAACGGATAACGGTAAGCAAGAGGGAATTTATATGCAGAACGGGCATCTGTATATAAACGCTTCTTACATTAAATCAGGTCAGATTTCAGCCGATTTGATTAGCTTGAAAAACATCAACGTTACAAACAGTTCTGGGGTATCAACATTTGCGATTGATAACTACGGAAATGTTACGCTCAGGCCTAATACATTTGCGTTAACAAACGGCGATACAATATACAGCATTGCGGAAGATAAAGCTTCGACAGCGTTATCAAACGCGAACCGCTATACAGACAATGCACTTAGTGATCTCGACATAGGGAAAATGTCTAAACAAGAGATTATTGATGTGCTAAGCGATAACAGCAATAATAAAGGTCTGTATTTATCAAATGGCAATGTGTATATGAATGCCGATTATATTAACACGGGTGAATTAGCAGGATGGAAAGTTGGACTTAAAAAGCTTTCAGCAAGTGGCACGTATGGAGAAGTAACGCTAGATGCTTCAACTGGAGAGATCTATTCAGAGACGAATACAGGAGTATATGTACCGGGGTACGGCACGTTGTATGGAACACGAATTAGAGGAATCAATCTTTATACAGGAACCGTACACGCAAGCTCAGCCTCGATTGATACTAGTGTTTCGGTGGGCAGCGTTTCGACATCAAAAAAAGTTGAAGCAGGTACACATGTAGAAGCTAGTGGACATTTCTACAGTGCAGGTACGGGGACAGACCTTGCAGATGCTTCTATCAGAGGAAAGTTGAAAGTAAGCGGGACAAAATCAAGATCAGTTTTGACGGTAGACTATGATGAACAGCTCTTTTACTGCTATGAAATGCCAACCCCATTCTTTGGAGATATCGGTGAATCTGTAATATCGGATGACGGGACTTGTATGATTGACATAGATGATATCTTTCAGGAATCTGCAAATGTCGGCATTAAATATTATGTGTTCTTGCAAAGAGAAGGAAAGGGTGACTGCTGGGTGGCTGAGAAAGAGCAAAATTATTTTATTGTAAAAGGAACTCCGGGACTTAAATTTTCGTTTGAAATCAAAGCAAGACAGGCTCAATATGAGCATATGCGATTTACTGATCCGGGAGATACGGCTTATACAGACGCAAAAGATGTAGAAATTCCGGAACCAGATTATGAGTCAGAAGAAACAGAAATTCCGGAACCAGATTATGAATCAGAGCTTATCAACGACAGATTGAGTATTATTAATCAGATGGAGGTAATATCATGAAGAAGATTTTAACAAGTTTTATGAATCTTAGCACCGGAGAAGGAAGCCGCATTGCTTATACCTATTCAGAAGTAGATGAAAACACAGGAAGCATCATCAGCCAGAACAATAAAGGTAATTTCCTTGTGATGAATGACGATGTGCAAAAAAATCTTGATTCCGTAAAGGATTACATAAAAAATAATTTCCTTTCATAAGGAGGTAAGTCTAATATGGCCAATACATACACAATACAATTCCGGCGCGGTATGTACTCCGATTTTGATACATCGAAAATTCGCCCCGGAGAGCCTGTTGCAATTCTTGGCAATGACCCGTCCGTTCCATCTGGAAAAGCCTTATACATTGCATTTGCGGCCAATGATGTAAGGCGGTTGTGTTCCATTGAGGATATTTCAGAGATGGTTAATGCCGGAGAATTTGTTGGTCCGCAGGGTCCCAAGGGCGAAAAAGGAGATAAGGGTGATCCGGGAGAAAAGGGCGTGGATGGCACCGTGGCGTTTGAATCGCTGACACCTGAGCAGAAAGAATCACTGAGGGGCGTCTCTATCACAGCAGTCAGTATTGACACAGATGGAAATTTGACAATAACATTTTCAGATGGTGATAGTGAAAATGTTGGGAATATTATGGGACCTCAAGGAGTGCAAGGCCCAAAAGGCGAAAAAGGAGACGTTGGTCCGCAGGGGCCAGTTGGTCCGCAAGGCCCGCGAGGAGAAAAAGGCGAGCAAGGAAACGACGGAACGTCTCTTAATGTCCTTGGCACAAAAGAATCTGAGGCAGACCTCCCCCTGAGTGCAGAGAAGAACGATGCATATTTAATAGACGGAGAAATGTGGATTTTCGACGGCACGAATTGGAACAATGCTGGCAAAATTCAGGGTCCGCAGGGGCCAGTTGGTCCGCAAGGCCCAAAGGGCGACCCAGGACCGCAGGGTGTAAAAGGAGATCCCGGAGAAAAAGGAGAACAGGGAGTACAGGGTCTAAAAGGCGATACTGGGCCACAAGGAGAGCAAGGCCCAGTTGGTCCAAAAGGTGAGCAAGGAGATACTGGTGCACGAGGAATCACATTCACTCCTGTTGTAGACAGCGAAGGAAACATAAGTTGGAGTAATGACGGAGGACTTGAAAACCCCCAGACAGTAAATATTACCGGACCGCAAGGCGATACGGGTGCAAAAGGAGATACTGGACCGCAGGGAGAAAAGGGCACTACATTCATTCCAAGTATAGACACTGATGGAAACATAAGCTGGAGCAACACAGATGGAATTGCCAATCCCGAAACAGTAAATATCAAAGGGCCAAAAGGAGACAAGGGGAGTGATGCGACTGTCCCGATTGCTACAATCAAAACTCTTGGTAAGGTTAAGCCTGACGGCAAGACAACATTCATAGATGAAGACGGAACACTCCACGCAAAAGGTGGTGGCACAACTGTTACTCCAAAGCCCGTAAACAACCCGACGATCGAGAACTTAAACGCATCTGTCACGATTAAATGGCAAGACCCTGAAAACACGGTAATCAGTGGTTCAACATTCTCTACATGGGCTGGCACAAAACTTGTAATGAAAGAAACGGGCTATCCTGCAAATCCAGATGACGGAACGCTTGTGGTTGATAATACAATTCGAGATAAATACAAAACCACAGGCTATACAGTCACAGGGCTGACAAACGGCAAACAATATTACTTTACACTGTTTCCATATTCTACAGATGGTGTATACAACTACGATGCAGGAAACAGACTTCTCGGCGAACCAAAAGAGGATTTGAAGATTGTCGCATTTGCCGACGGAACAGACGCAGAGATTGAAAAGATGATTGAAGCGCACTACGCAGGCAAAATCAACATTAGCGACTATTGGGCGGTCGGCGACAAGAGAACCATCCATCACAATGCCATGGATGCAACTGGCGTAAGTGAGTCACACAGAGCGAATGATTATGCCTATGTAATTATCGGAATCGAACATGATGACTTAGTGACTGCTATCAATGGCAAGACTAAAGCCGCTATTACAATTCAGACAGAACGTATGTTGTATTTAGACACTACGACAGAATATAACACCTTCTATAATGAATCACATGAATGTGGTTATATAAACGGTTCAAGTACAAATAGTGGTGGTTGGGAAGGCTGTGTAAGACGTACGTGGTGCAATAATGTGTACAAGAAATGTTTGCCTACTTATATTCAAAATATGATGAAGCAGGTCAAGAAGTTGACATCTGCAGGAAGTCGAAGCAGTACGATTAAAATCTCAAATGACTATGCGTTTTTACTGTCTGAAATTGAAATTTTTGGTAGTACAACGTATTCTTACGCAGGCGAAGGAAATCAGTATCAGTATTTTAAGAATGCGACTGCTAATAGATATAAGAAACCGCGTTCTGACAGTAATCACGTATCTGGCTACTATTGGGGACGTTCGCCTTACTCCAGCAGCGGAAACAAATTCTGTCATGTGAACGTAAGCGGGAATTCGTACTACAGCGACGTCAGCAACACTTATGGCATTGTCCCCTGCTTATGTATCTAAAATCCTAGCAAATTAATGAATATAGCTGAATAGCTAAGAACAGGAGGTGCATATGGATAAAAAAGAAATTGCAAATATCTACAAAGCAATTAACAGAGTTTCAAACAGACTGAATGAGATGTCTGAGAAGTTAGACGTTGTGATACAGATGCTTAATGCGGAATCTGAGCGTAAAATTCTGATTAATGGTGATGGTATTGACGGCCTAGCTGAACTTGTATCAACGCATGATTCGGCACTTGACGAACTTGCTACATTAGTTGCAACAATCGGAGGTAAGAATAATGGTTAAATTTTTCGAAGAACGAGTAATCAATGGGCTGAAAAAATGGACAGATGTTCCTGAGCTGTGGGATAAGAAGGTAATTGAAAGACTTCAAAAGGATGGCTATGTATTGAATGAGGACGGGACAGTAACAGAATCAAAACCAGGAATAGTGAAATAAAATACGTGCAAGGGAGAAAATATGGAAATTAAAGGAATTGACGTATCATCTTATCAGAGTAAGCCAGACTGGGCGAAAGTATCGAATTCTGAAATTAAGTTTGCAATATTGAGAATCCATCAAAAATCTGGAACCGATTCCTCTTTTGAGCATAACTACAAAGGATGCAAGTCAAATGGAATCCTTGTCGGCGGATATAAATACAGTTACGCTCTGACACCGGCACAGGCAATTGATGAAGCTGAGAGCGTAATTTCTGTTCTTGGCGGACGCGGAATGGACTTTCCAATCTTCTACGACCTTGAATGGAGTCAGCAGAGAAACCTTGGAAAACAGGCGATTGAGAATATTGCAGTAGCATTTCTGACCAGAATCAAAAAAGCCGGTTATAAGGTCGGTATCTACTGCAATCTTGATTGGTATAATAACGTTCTGTCAGACACCCTGAAAAAGTACGATTGCTGGATTGCTCGTTATCCGGCTAGTGATAATGGCTCTGTACAGGAAAGATTGCGTCCATCTGTTGGTGCAGGCTGGCAGTATTCCAGTAGAGGAAAAGTATCCGGCATTAGTGGTAACGTTGACATGGATGTATTCTATAAGGATTACAAAGAGGAGGTTTCTGCAATGGATAAAGCTATTGAAAAAGTGATTCTCATTGCAAAAAATGAGATTGGATACCTTGAAAAGAAGAGCAATAGTCAGCTTGACAGTAAGACTGCGAATGCCGGTTCGAACAACTATACGAAGTACTGGCGAGACATTAAGCCATCATGTCAAGGACAGCCTTGGTGCGCAGCATTCGTGAGTTGGTGTTTTATGGAAGCATTCGGACAGGAAAAAGCAAAAAAACTGTTGAAACACTGGCCCTATGTTTACTGCCCAACACTTGGTAATCTATTTACAAGGAACGCTAATCCAAAGATCGGTGATATTGTAATTTTTTATCATAATGGAGCTTTCACCCATACCGGCATCGTAACGGCCGTAATCGGAGACAGGTTCTATACCATCGAGGGAAATACTTCTGGTGCATCTGGAATTATTGCAAATGGCGGCGGTGTCTGTGCAAAGAGTTATCTTAACAGCCAGATGCCCGGAACTAAGTTCTGTACACCGGATTATAGTATTGCATCTGATGTATCTGTACCCGCAAAATCTGAAAATGCATTGCCTAATACCGCACAAACAGGAGAGAAATATATGTTTAACCCAGAGACAGTAAAAGCAGGAGACAAAAATACATCTGCGCTTCTCTTACAGGAAATATTAAGAGCCAGAGGCTTTAAAGGCAAAAACGGCAAAGCGTTGAAACTTACATGGACAGCAGACACAAACACAATTTACGCTCTGAAAGCTTATCAGGAATCTAGGAAAGATGTTCTGGAAGTGGACGGAGTCTGTGGACCCGCCACATGGAAAGATTTGATTGCCATATAAAAACATCCCGGGGTTAATTCCCCGGGAACTTTATTTATAAACATATTTTGTATCATTTCGGGAATTTTAGACTGTTATCGTTAGTCACACGTTAGTCACAAATAAAAATATTGTTTCCTAATATAATAGCGCCAAAAACACTGTATTTACGGGCATTTGCGCAATTTTCTAAATTCTATTTGTTAGTCACAATCAATAAAATTAGAATAATGAAAATGAAATGAGTGAATTCCTTGTAAAATCGCTGAGAATGTTGATTTTACAAGGGTTTCACGCGTTTTTATGTTCTGAATTGCGATGAATAAAATTGATAAAATAAGATTCCGTTAGTCACAGTTAGTCACAAATGGAACTTTTATCTTTTCAATCTCTGTTCGGAGTTCTTCCAGCGTTCTGTGTCCGTACACAGCATTTGTAACATCTCCACCAAAGGAGTGACCGAGCATCCGTTTTCGGTCGTTCTCCCGGACGCCGTATTTTTCGCACAGCACAGAAAAGGTGTGTCGACAATCATGCGGCGTGTGCTTCGGATCACCGACGATTCCTAAGCGTTCCAGTGTAGGATAGAATAATGCTTTTCTGTGGTGTTGCTGAGTATACACGCATAATTTTCCGTCTTGTGTCAGCACTTTCTGTTCGACAAAACGGTATATAGCGGGATGTATCGGAACAATTCTGTTTTTACCGGCTTTTGTTTTGATTCCGCCTTGGAAGTATCTTTCTTCTAAGTTGGTCGTAAGTTTTAGCACTTCGCCGATTCTCCATCCAGAATAGCACATAATAAGAATGAGCTGCACTTCTGGATCGTTGGCATTATTCCATAGGACCTGCATCTCCTGATCAGAAAAGGGCGTTCCATGTTCGGTGTCATTATCAGCATTGACATGGACGTATAGTGCCTTATTTTCCGTTACAATTTCTGAGTAGACTGCATATTTGTACATCTGCTTGAACAGTGTAAGAATTGCCATGAGACTCTGACGCTTTAACGGGCAGTCATCAATTACCTTTTGCAGATCAGGCGCTTTTAAATCCTCGAAGATACGGTTATACAAAGCTGTGCAATTTGAGTAAGCGGTCTGGTAAGCTATCTTTGAGCTATAAGAAAGTTTTGAACCCTCTGGAAACTTCCACGCATAAAACTGCTCATATACCTCTGAAAACGTCAATTTCTTAATTTCCGGGTGTTTATCCTCGACACCCTTGATTGTATTGTAGTCAGCAATCAAACGAGCGATAAGAGTATCTACGTCCGTTGTAGGTGATATCTCAAGGTCTCGTTCCATCCCTGGCTGATATGTTCCTGCCTTGTATGCGGTCAGTACAGTAAATCCTTTAATCCAGTCGTCTACATAGCAGATTGCAGGCGGTCGGACTGCTTTCCCTGTCGCGTCCAGTGTAGCTGGCGGATGGACAGCAAAGCAATTCCTCCGATTCTTGCCAAGATACCGGATAGAGCCAAAGTTATTCGGCAGTTTTGGATATTTCTTTCTTTTCTTCGCCATTTTTATTCCCTCTTTCTGTAGCTGTATTTAGGTATAAAAATAACAGCCGAACAAACTTTCTGACTTGCCCGACTGCTCCGAAGATGATACAATATGTTTTGCCAGAATATTACATTTCTTCGGAGATGTACAAACGCCACCTCGGTACGCCAATGCCGGGGTGGTTTTTATTTTTTATTCTATTTCTTCAATATCGACTGAATATCCGAGAACTTCTCCGACAGTTGTGCATTTTCCCTTTAGTGTGACTGTGTCACCTTTTGCCATTGATGCGACTTTCGAACGCTGCTCATCATTTTTAATCTGGCACTGAACGCCGATTATCGCATATTCATCGTCAGGATAGAGGGAGATATATTTTCCAGATGAATCAATGTTCCCGAGTCTACCAGTGATTTCTAAGTATTGCCCTTTGTATTTATCAGATGCTCCAAGTGCGTTATCATCAAGCTGAGACATCATATCATTGACTGATACGGCTGTGTATTCAATTGGTGTAGGTGTATCAGTTTCTTTTGCAGATTCCGTCTTTGCAGATGCGCTGGAAGAAGACGTGGTGTTTGAATCCGAATTTCCACCAACGGCACCGATAACTCCAACGGCAACAACTGCTAAAACTACCCATTTAAGTTTTCCACCTTTTTTCTTACCCATAGAATTGCTCCTCCTAATAGCTTTATTCGCCACGCTTCGCACTTTTCATGCGGATTATGTATTTTGTACCGCTGATTTTGCAATATTATGTAAAGTACGGTTATTCGTGGTATTTTTATTTTATCATTTTAAGAGCATATTGTAAAGATTTAGAATGAAATAGAGTGATTTAGATGAAAAAGAAATGTTTTAAGTGCTTTGTACTTCTCTTGCTGATCTATAAGGTATTTAGTCTTGTATATACCCCACAAAAGATAATTTCCAATAATAATCAGAAAGATATGCAGATAGTTCATTCGTATACGGTATATCAGGACCATTCTGTCCAGAAGTATACACATACAGACGGTGGCGGTGGAAAAGTTTGTGATCTCGCATTTTTATTCTGTGAAAGCATAATTTTCTTTGAAATTGCGAAGTTCGTGTATGAAATAACGAAAGCTCGTATATATCATTGGCAGTTGCCAAGAGTCGGAATAGGTGGTATAATAACAAAAAACGAACTAATGTTCGGTTCTATTTCCCACAGCCGAACATATACTGTAGCGTAGGCGGTAGTTGCGACAGGGAGGGTTATTTATGGATTATAAGAAGGAAATTATTGAAATGATACAAAAGATAGAAAACAGATGTTGGCTGAGGTCAATATACATTTTCATAAAAACATTAATCGGTTAAAAAGAAAAGCCAAGGGTTTGCGCATTGCCCTTGGCTATTTTCTCATTTCTTTTCGTAAATCGTGTCTAGGAGTTTTTCTAAGTTATCCCATCCAGAATCATCTAGCTTTGCTAGAGCATTGATGAGACGGTATTTAAAATCATCATCACTAGACTTTAGAACATTTCCGAACAACTTAGAAATTTCATCGTTTTTATTCTCTGGCTGAAACATTTCTCCAGTTCCATTTCTTAGCCATTCTTCGTTTACAGAACATTTCTCACAGATTAATTGAATTACTGCGTCTGTAGGAGTTCTTCTTCCAGTTTCATAACTGGATAAATTTGCCTTTGGTATTCCCAAAAAGCTTGCAAATAAATCTTGACTCTTCCAATTAGGATTAGAATTTCTTATTTGCTTTATTCTGTTTTTCAATTCGTACACCTCCTTTCAAATAAGATTATACACCACATAATTAAAAAAGTAAATATTAAAAATTGTACAATGTACAAAAATAGTGCTTGACAAAAGTTGTACATAGTATTATATTAAGAGTGTACAAAGTACAACAAAGGAGGTGAAAAAAACAGTGAAGCGCAAGAAAAAAGAAATCGACAAAACAATTTCTGACCTGTGGAATCGTATCTGGGATTTGCAAGACCAGACAAACAAAATCAAGAAAGCAGTTCTGACAGGTGAAAAAGGTGATTTAAAGATGCCAGAAAGAAGGATTGTTCCTCCAGATGAGCCTATTCCGTTTGGCGGGGCAGTAGATATGGACTGTATCTTTGAGAAAGAACCATGTGAACAGGTAGACGTTGAATTTACAGTGAAAGAAACTTTGCAGATGTATTCGCATTATGTAGATTCATTGTCTACCGATACACATGTATTGGGAGTTATTGCAATAGTTTCTCTAATAATTGCAATAGTGGCTCTGCTTGTATAGAAATTGAGAAAAGACTGGTAATCAGCGCAATGATTGACAGAATAGTTGTTATCCAAAATCTGGATATATCTTGAAAATATGCTTTCATGGCGACTTCACCCGCTTGTGTGATTTCATATGCGTGGTCTTGCGACCTTGAACGCATAAAGCACTTTTTACTGAAAAGGTATCTGCAAGCATCTGCTTCACGCTGATTACTAGGAGTAAATCCACAATTTCTTAAAGCTTTTTTCAATATTTTATATTGATATCTTGTTATCAAATGAACACCTCCTTTACAGGAGAGTATATCACAAGAAAAGAGGTGCGTATATGTCAGAAAAAGAAAAAAGAATCGTTGAAAAGCTGAAAGAAGCGATTCCTAATATGTCAGAATTTGACAAAGGATATATTCTCGGTAAGACGGAAAGCTTTTCCGAGAATAATCTGGAGAAAAAATCAGATAAGAAAGAAGTAGTTAATTCAAATTAGAAAGGAGAAACATGAACGAATTACAGATTTTTAATTCAGAAGAGTTCGGGGACATCCGAACAGCAGAAATTGACGGTAAACCGTACTTTGTTGGCACTGATGTTGCCAAAGCTCTTGGATATAACAATCCCAGAGATGCCGTATCAAGGCATTGCAAGGGAGTCGTGAAACGCGACACCCCTACATCTAGTGGTATTCAGTCAATGTCATACATAAATGAGGGAGATTTGTACCGATTGATTATGAAATCGAAACTTCCATCGGCAGAGAAATTTGAATCATGGGTTATGGATGAAGTTCTTCCGACAATCAGAAAGACAGGCTCATACCGGAAACCACTGACGACAGTTGAACAGATACAGGTTATTGCGACAGGATTCTTAGATCACGAAGAACGGCTTAACAGACTTGAAAACACCATGACTATTGACTATGCACAGCAGGAAGCTATTAGGGACTTAGTGTCAAGTGTCGTAATTGCTCACCTTGGTGGGAAAGAATCAAATGCTTACAAGGAAATTGGCAAGAAAGTATTTGCTGAATGCAACAGGGATATAAAGACTTACTTCACAGTAAATGCCCGCAATAACATTCCTAAGCTGAGATTTGAAGAATCTATGGAATATGTCAGAAATTGGCATCCATGCACCAATACAGTAATGATGATACGTGACTGTAACGCTCAAATGAGTATCAGTTAGAAAAGAGGTTTATATGAGTGCAGTTGATAATTACGTAGAGCAGAATGCACAGATTCATCAGTTCGCCGCAGAGGTTGCGAGAATTATATCAGGCATTCCACAGATGCCGGAGTTCTCTTCAGAGAATATGACTGTAGCCGATGCGAGTCAACTGATCGGACTTCCTATTACAGCAATCCGGGCAGGGATTGTGTACGGATGGTTGCCAATCGGTGTGGCTGTGCAGAATAACAAGCCAGCAAAAAACCTTTCCGGTGGCCGAATCACATATATCATAAGTCCCAGAAAGGTTTATGAAGTAACTGGTCATGTCTGGAAAGGCAAAGAGGCTCTCAATAAGTGAGTGCCCCGGAGGGAGCCGAAACCTCCACCCCGGAGCTTTGCACCACTAAAATGCCTTAGTGGATAGATACATTATAGTTCTCTATCTGCTAATTGTAAAGACAAATAAGAAAAAATAAGGAGAAATTAGCTAGATATGAGTGAAATTAAAAACGAAAGCCAGCTTACATGGGCTGACATTGAAGTAGCACTTGCGACTGAAATTGTCGAAGAAAGCAAGAAAAAGTCAAAAAGATGGTTCACTGCATGGATTGTGACAGTTGCCGCACTGGTGGCAAGCAACCTTGCGTGGATTGCAGGAGAAATGAAATAAAATGAAAGAATATATGCTAATTGCTGTTTGTATGCTTGCCGGGAAATATGTGGATATACCTATCTGGTTGAATATTTTTTTCGGTATCTCGGCAGCATGGGCAGTACGCCAGATGAAAGCAGACTGGCAGTAGAAAATAAGGAGGATAAGAAGATGTTCGAGAAAGAGATTGATGAAATTTACGAACTTTGTAAAAGAGTTGTGAATGAAGTTCCGACAGTAAGTGTTTCATTCACTTATTCGATTTATGGCGTGAAAGTATGTGGGCTCAAAATGAAGGAAGATATTAACGTTCCCGATGGCACGTTTAAGTGGGATTTGTACCAAAACATATCTTTTGACCCATTTTACGAGAACCCAAGTCGCGAAAGCATTAGAATAATCAAAAATTTCTTGCTGGAACTTCTGATAGATGGGAAGTGTCCGAATGAGTAAACAGATAGCGATTATGAAGCTTCTTCCCAGTCTGGAGATAGCAGGATGTATTAATGAACTGCTCAGAGAGCTTCAGTCCAGAGGGGATCACATATTGGATTATGAAAACTGCGATATGTCTCTTGACCATGTGGAATACCACAAAGCCGAAGATATCGACGGAGAGAAGTTCGGAGATGCATCAGATAACCTTTACTGTTTCTTTAAGGCGGTGTAAGTATGGATGAACGCATTCAGGAAGTGTTGAGATTAATCGACATACAACTTGCTACAGTGCCGGATAATCCGATTGAAGAACAGTACAAGGCAAGAACATTGGCAAGCTATGTACAGGCTCTAAATGGGCTTTTAGCGGCTCAGAAAGCATATAAGGAGGGTAACAATGGGAAAGTTTGAAATCCGTATTCCGGCTAAAAAGAAGAAAACGATCAGCGAAAAGGAGAATCCGGTTGTGAAGATTACTGCAGAAGCATACAACACACTGGTTGAAATCTATAACGAATCAACTATATCTATGAAAGACATTGCAAGTTTGTTGATTGTAGAAGCCAGTAAGTGCGTAGTCTATGACAAGGGGGATTGAAATTGAATATCTATGAAAAATTAGGAGTTATCCAGTCAAAGCTGAAAGCCCCAAAAGGGCAGTATAACTCATTTGGAAAATATAAATACAGAAGTTGTGAGGACATTCTTGAAGCAGTAAAGCCGCTTCTGACAGAAACAAAGACAGTATTATGTATCACTGATCAAATGGAGGTGGTCGGAGACAGAGTCTATGTAAGAGCAGAAACACATTTAAAAGATGCAGAGGATTCTTCTTCTGAAATCGTAACAGTTGCTTATGCAAGGGAAGAAGAGTCAAAAAAAGGCATGGATTCTTCCCAGGTTACAGGCGCAGCGTCATCTTATGCAAGAAAGTATGCACTGAATGGTTTGTTCTGCATTGATGACAACAAAGACAGTGATTCTACTAATACAGGTAGCGGCGGGAAAACAGCAGCTAAAAAGCCAGAATCAAAAAAACCCGTTGAGATGATTACTTCAGAAAATGTAATGAGCATCCAGAACATCATTGACAAATATCCGAATTCTAACTTGTTTGAGCAGATTAAAACTCGTTTCAAGGTAGACGATGTGAAAGGACTCACAAAAGAAAAAGGGCAAAAATGTCTCAAAATGTTGATTGAGTACGATAAACAGCATAGTGGAAAGGAATAAAAAATGAACAAAGTTATTCTTACAGGACGATTTACAAGAGATCCAGAAGTCAGATATACAAATGATGGAACATCAATCGCAAGATTTTCCATTGCAGTCAATAGAAGATTTGTAAAAGAGGGTTCTGATCAGAAAGTGGACTTCCTTAATTGTGTTGCATTTGGAAAATCTGCGGAATTTATCGAAAAATATTTCACAAAAGGAATGAAAGCAGATTTATCTGGAAGAATCCAGACAGGATCCTATACGAATAAAGACGGCGTGAAGGTATATACAACAGATATCGTTGTCGAGGAAATCGAATTCGGCGAAAGTAAAGGTTCTTCACAGACACAGACAGCATCGCCTACACCGAATCCAGAAGCCGACCCGGACGGCTTTATGAACATTCCTGATGGTATCGACGAGGAGATGCCATTTGCATGATACAAATTGACAGTAGAGAACATCAGAAAGTTATTGATGGCATTAAAAAGGCATTTGACGAGGCAGGGGAAAAATGGTTCGTGTCAAAGCTGTATGTAGGTGATTACATGAATTATGATAACCCGCGTTTAGTAGTTGATAGAAAACAGAACCTTGCAGAGTTATGCGGAAATGTATGTCAGCAGCATGAAAGATTCCGATCTGAAATTATCCGGGCAAATGAAGCAGGAATAAAACTTGTATTCTTATGCGAACACGGGAAAGGAATCGAAAAGCTGGACGATGTTCTCTGGTGGGAGAATCCCAGGGCGAAGAAACGGGTTAAGAAAAATGGTATCTGGATTGAGCAAGAACAGAAAGTTATGCACGGCGATACGCTGTACAAAATTCTATGCACAATGCAGAGAAAATATGGCGTTGAATTCCTATTTTGTGACAAGAAAAATACTGGAAAACGAATAATGGAGATTCTGTCGGATGAACAAAGAAACAATTAAGCAGCAGAACAGTATGAGAGATGTTCTTGCCAGATACGGAATGATTCCGAACAGAGCTGGCTTTATCAGTTGCCCATTTCATTCCGGTGACCGTACTGCTTCAATGAAAATTTACAAAGACAGCTACTATTGCTTCGGATGTGGCGCGACAGGAGATATTTTTACTTTCGTTCAGAATATGGATAATTGCGATTTTAAGACAGCCTTTCAGATTCTTGGTGGAACATACCATAAACCTGATTTTTCGTCCAGAATGGCAATATATCACGCTCAGAAGCAAAAAGAAATGAGAGAGAAAACAGAACGGAAGAAGAATGAAGAATTGCAGGAATGTTTGTCCGATATTGACTTTTACAGGTCTATTCTTGGCAGAGTAAGGCCATTATCGGATGGCTGGTGTGAAGCATGGAACAAATTACAGCTTGCATTATATGAGCATGGATTCATAACAGGATTGGAAGAAGGTGATTAGGAGTGGAAATGATAAACAAGCTCACGAAGGATTCTATTCTGGATGAAGAAGTGTTTGACGAGATATTTAGTCAGGAAGACGAGATATACAAGGCACGTCTTACACTGACTCTTCTGGACAGAGCCAAGGAGCTTGGCGTGAAGAAAAAATTTGAAGATTTGCTGAAGGCTTACACGAAAGTGCAGAAGCAGATGATCGAGAAAGAGAAAAACAATAGAACAGTGTCTATGCTGGACCAGTGGACGAACTTCTCCGATTGCGAATATGACAGAATGAAATGTCTCAACTGGGTGGCGGATGATGATGGAATCAGAATATCAAACACAAATCCAGGATCACCGGACATTATAGCCTGTTATCATCCTATTCTTCCGATTGAACGAATGAAGAATCTGGAGACCGGGGAAGAACAGATAAAACTAATCTATAAGAGGAATAATAAATGGTCCGAGGTTATTGTACCGAAAACTATGGTTGCATCAGCCAGTAAAATTGTTGGTTTATCCGCGCTTGGTATTTCAGTGACTTCTGAGAATGCGAAGTTCCTTGTCCGGTATCTGTCAGACGTAGAAAATGCAAATGACGATTACATTAATATTCAGTATTCTTCAAGCAAAATCGGGTGGATCAGGGATTATTTTCTTCCCTACGACAAGGACATTGTATTCGATGGAGATATGAGGTTTCGGCAACTGTATGAAAGTATCAGTGTAGGTGGCAGCAGAACAGAGTGGTACGAACACGTGAAGAAGGTTCGTGCTACTGGAAGAATAGAGCCGAAAATCATGCTGGCCGCAAGCTTCGCCAGTATTCTGATCAAACTGGTCGGTGCCCTTCCATTTTTTGTAGACCTCTGGGGAGAAACTGAGGGTGGTAAGACCGTAACACTTATGTTAGGAGCTTCCGTCTGGGCGAATCCAGGTGAATCACGATACATAGGAGACTTCAAGACAACAGATGTAGCCCTGGAAGCAAAATCTGATATGCTCAACAATCTTCCACTAATTCTGGATGATACTTCCAAGGTATCTGCCAAGATCAGGGATAACTTCGAGGGCATTGTGTACGACCTGTGTTCCGGCAAAGGAAAGAGTCGTTCTAACAAGGAACTGGGCGTGAATCGGGAGAATCGCTGGCAGAACTGCATTCTGACTAACGGTGAACGTCCACTGGCCGGGTATGTCAGCCAGGGCGGAGCGATTAACCGAATTATTGAAGTTGAGTGCTCTGAAAAGATATTTGACGATCCACAGCTTACCGCAGATACCCTTAAAAAGAACTACGGATATGCAGGAATCGACTTCGTGAACGTAGTCAAGGAAATGTCCATTGATGATATAAAAGCCCTGCAAAAGCACTATCAGGGGCTTATACAGGATGATGATAAAATGCAGAAGCAGAGTATATCAATGAGCATTATCTTGACAGCAGATAAAATCGCAACAGATCAGCTGTTCCATGATGGCCAGTACATTGACATTGAGACGGCAAAGAGCCTCTTGACAGAAAAAGAAATGGTTTCCGAAAACGAACGTGCTTACTGGTTCGTGGTTGATAAGATCGCTATGAACGGAATTAAGTTCGATGATAACCCGGATATTAAAACAGAAAGATGGGGAGCCATTGACAATGATCCGGTAGAGAAGACGTCAACCGCAATAATCTATAGCGCAGCGTTTGATGATCTGTGCAAAATTGGAAGATTCTCCAGAAAGGCATTCTTGTCATGGGCTGTTAAGAAGGGGCTTGTGGAAACCGACAGCAGAGGTTATCCGACCAAGGCGAAGAAACTGGATGGAATTGTCACTAAATGCGTGTTCTTGAAAATTGTAGACGAAATTCCAAAAGGATTCGTGAATTGCAATGATAATTTTGAGATTACGGACGATATTGTGTTTGATTGATAAACAATTCGTCCAAAAGGTAACCGGGTAACCTAGGTAACCTTTGATTCTGCATATATATATATGAGTATTTATATGTGCATATTGAGTATAAAAGTTTCCCTATATGAGAAAGTCAGGGTTACTCGGTTACTCGGTTACCTACCTGTAAAATCAATGGTTTACACGAATTAGTACGGTTACATCTCGGTTACTGTGGGTTAC